TGGCCGCTGAGGTGAGAAGAACTGCATCTCTTCACCCGGAGCGAGACGCCGGATGCTGCCAGGAGCGAAGTCCAGCACCGACTGATCTTCAAACGTGCCATCTTCAAACAACTCCTGATCCGGTGTACGGACAAAACCCATCATTGCCGAGCTGGCACGGGCAGCAATAATCTCAGCCTCCTCGTAACCCTTCAGATTGTTGAGGCGCATGATGGCCGACGCAAAGGCCGATACACCACGGGTCTGACCAGGACGCTCAGCGCTGTAAAGATGAACGATCTGCTCAGCAGGTACACGGATGCGTCTCTTTTTTGCAATCTGCCCGCCAGTGAATTGGTAATCGCCAGGGTGATAGCTCAGGAAGTGATATGCAACAGGTCGTGACCAATCATTGACCTCAACACCCATACGAACACGATTGCCGTTCTGCTCGATGCCCGTATAGTCATCGTCAAGCAAGTCAGCCTCCAGCACCTCTAGGCCAAACGGCACCCTAGAGTCACCAAAGCTTTGATTGACAAAGCGGACAAACACTTCGCCGCTTTCCATCATGCTGCGCAGGCAAAGTCGCTGAATATCGCTCCAGCTCAGAGTGCCGCCAGCGTGGCAGTTCTTTGCCTTGCCCCATTTGCGCCATTCGTGCTCAATAACGCCGTTGGTCCTTTCATCAAGGCGGCCACCACGAATCATGCGGACTTGCGCCTGATGCTTGATACCCTGCCCAATCACATTGTTTGTGACAGCACGCAATGCGGACTTAGCAAAGTCAGAATCACGAACAAGAGAACGCGCCCGATTGCGCAAGACACGCAGGCTGTTCTTTATCTCAGCATCTGCGCTTGTATTTTGACTGACCCAATCAGAAGTCAGGCGGCTCATAGACGCGCTCGCATAGTTGCGACGTTGACGCTTGCGGCGAGTGAAAGGCCACATATCAGATAAACCTCACGCGGGTGACACCAGGATTCCCAAGACCTTGGCGGATCTTCTCAGCGCGGCGCTCCCTGTCAACTTCAGCTTTCAAGGTGTCGCGCAACTGCAGAAGTTCACCCATTTTATATCGCTTCAAACTTCTGTTCCCAATCGTGTATTCCTGTACTACTCCTCCCTCGGCAAGGGTCCGTATTGCTGCCTCAACTTTTTCAAGGTCGATTGCAGCTCGCGTGCGATCATCGAACGCAGCAGGATCTCCTGTGTATCCGAGTGTCGCCTTGACCGTAAACTGTCCACGACCAGCCGTGTGCTGTAGTGATCCGTAGGTTGCAATCGCTTGCCAGGTCCACAGACCCGCGTCAAAGTTTGTCGTCGTGCTGCTGGGAACAGTAATGCGCCAGCCGTCTGATTCTGCAACACCGACAATCGATGCTCCTTCAGACGCAGTATTCGTTCTTGCGTACCACGTCAGCGTGTAATTATCGCTGCTGACGCTAGTTCCAATTGAATCGGTGAACGCAGGCACGTCAAAGATGACCGTGTCACCTGCATAAAAAATCTCAGGAACAGAGATAGTCACCAGTTCGTCACGAATGATGCCCGTGGCCGACTAACGCGCCGACGACGAAGCGGTTGGTAGTCTGATTCTACCGGCTTTTCCACCTTTGCGTCATCCTTGATTGGCTTGGCCTTTGCAAATTGTTCAAAAATCGTGCTGCGATTGAAACGCATATATAGGAAGTTCAGCGCAGCGTAGCTGTAGACAAAACAGTCAAGGGCCTCGTTACGGTCGCCTGCCTTCTTTTTCCATTCACGAACAGCAAAGCCTTTGACATATCGCACAACCTGTCGTTCTGACGTTAGCTGCTTGAAATATTCTTGCCCTGCCTCTGCATGAAAATGAATATATCCGGCACCAACTTCGTTGTGCTTCAGGCGGCCAAACAAAGTGCTCTTTATAGTATCAACACCAACGGGATACACTTGTGCGGAGTTTTTAAGCACTTGCCCGCGATAGTTAATGTCAACCTTGCTTGGCTTGCCAATAGCAGGTTTGTTGCGCTGTGACTGACCCTTCAGTGCAAACACATTATGTTTCATGCGTTCACGCGCATACGCATATACTTCTGACGTGAAGTGACCGCCAGAGTCAATTCCAATCGCGTTAATCCTTACTTCCTTGCCGCTTGTCGTCTTATAAGTGCGCAAAATTACATCATCAACTTGGTCCCACAGCTTCTTGCCAGCAGGATCACCGTAGATCTCAGCATGTGAAATCAACCAACACTCTTCACCCTGCCCATACGCATAGATTCCGATCGCAACACGGTTGTCCTGCACGTCAACGCCAGCGGTAACGATACTTGCACCGTCTGGGATCTCTCCTGCAGGGTAAAACTCAGCGCGTTCACGCAAGCCGTCAGCGCCAAGTTTCGCGCCAACCTCTTCCTCCCACGTCTCGCCAAGCACAGTGTTGACAAAGGTTTTCAGCAACGGCGCATCAGCCTTCGCCCGCAAAAACTCTGTAACGATCTCCTCCCAGCTTTTCCAGCCCAGCGGCGAATACAACGACGACAAGTGAAATCCAACAGTGCGCGGGTCCTCAGAAGTAGACGTAGACCGCCATTTACCACGTCGCAGCATTTCGCTTTTGTAATGCTCTTCTATATGCGTCCCGCATGATTCACACACATACGCAGCAGTTTTAGGGTCAGCATCACGCCATTGAATATTCTTCCACTGCAGCCACTGCATGTGATCACAATGTGGGCACGGAACAAAGAAACGGCGCTGATCACTAGCAAGATATTCGGTTTCTATTCTGCTCATATCCTTGACAGTGGGAGTAGAAGTAAGGATGATTTTTCTACGGGAAAATGTTGACGCCCGACGCTCAGCCAGCGCACATGGATCGCCTTCTCCGTCTACATCAGCAGGGAAAGCATCAACTTCATCCAACAACACCCAACGACAAGGCGCTGAACGAAGACCAGTTGCGCTATTTGCACCAGTTAAAAGCAAAATTCCACCCGGAAATTCTTTTGAGAACATGGTATTGCCAGAATCACGACTCCTAGCTGGAGCAACCTTGTCCGCCAAGCACGGAGTCTCATGAATCAAGCTATCGAGCCGCTGCTTACTCAATCGCTTAGCCATGTCAATTGTGGGCTGCACAAACATCGCGGGACCTGGCGCGTGAGCAATCATGTAGCCGACCACGTTGTTGATCGCCTCCGTCTTGCCGAGCTGAGCGCCAGCCATGAACACCACCTTCTGTACAGAGCTGCTGGACGACATGCAGTCCATGATCTCCTTTAGATACGGCGTGCGATCAGTCCGCCACGGCCCTGGCTCGGATGACGCCTTGTTGCTGAGCATCCTGTACTGATCAGCCCACTCCGACACCGTCAGGTCAGGGTCAGGCCGCAAGCCAGCAAGGAATGACTCACGATAGAGCGCAGCACCATCACGCATCCGTCAATCGCTCCAATGCTTTGCGCAATTCTTCTGACAGGGCCTGATGTATCACGACGCTATCTGTCTCGGCGGCAAACTGGTTAGCGACACGGTCAGGAATGCTGTTCACCGCGTCACGAACAGAGCGGGCCATTGAAAACGCCTCGCGCTTAACCTTCTCGGCGTCGCATAGCTTCTCCTCCTTCTCTTCTAGATCAAGGCGAGACATCTCGGCGCGGAAATACTCAGTCTTGGCGCGAGACTCGTTGAAACTTGGGATTTCCAGTTCCGAGGTGGGCTTGCGGGTGCTATCCTGTTGGGCTGGGTTTTCGTAGTTCCAAGCCTTAACGGCGGCGTCTTGATCGTAAAATACTTGACTGCCTTTTTTAGTCCATGTGCCGTCGAGGCGGCCCGTGCCTTTCACTTGGCTCAGTCGGGCACTGCTGACTCCTAACACATTTGCTAACTCCTTGTGCGTTATTTTCGCCATTTAGGAGTGTTTAACGTCCGCTAACCGGATATTACATCAAATAGCAAAATTTAGACAATCTTACATATATATGGGTCTCGGCGGGTCTCATGGTAAGACCATGGTGCCCTGACGCTAGAAAATAAAGGCGGTC